ACCAGATCCATCACGAATCCAATGCTGAATCAAATCAACGGTATCGGCATCCATCGTGACCGTGGAGGTGCCTGCGGTCAAGGTTTTGGTGCCCTGCTCGACGGTCCAGAAGTTGAGGCCACGATTCACCCATTCAAGGCTCAGAAGATTGAGAGATCTACGGGCTGTTTCGATGTCGTAGCCTGTCCTCGACTGAAGGCCGCATCTCTCAAATGCCTCTTCGATCACCTCTGAAATTTCGAGGTTGAATGTAGAGGTTCCAGAAGTCGCCATCATTTATCCCCAAATTTATCTTCACATTGCTTTTTGAATGCGACAACTTTGCCAGGCGTCAAAGATCCATTACCAATCAGGCCACCACTTCTCATCTCCGCAAAATCCTGCAAAGAACCTTGTTTGGAAAATCCGTTGGTAATCGCCTTTTTAATAAGTCCACCATACGCCTTTTCTCGTTCCCACCTGCCTGCCATCTCAGGCTCGTTGGCGTGCATCCACTTCCTCTGCTTCTCGCTCTTAAAGGGCATCTCTAAAATGCCTTCCAATTAGGATACTCTTTAGCAATATGACTCGTGTGGCCAACTTCTTCTTCATAGCCGGGATAATTTTCGACAAGCCTACTATAGTAGCCCCAGTTATGATCCGCCTCCGCTTTCTTGCGAGCGATCTCATTATATTCTGGGACCTTCGCGGCAGAACTCTTTAGATCGGCCATTAGTAGCTCTTCCTCAGATAGAGCATTACGGTGTAGCGATCACCGCTATCATGACCCGTGGTCGTGAACAGGACATCCCCATTAATGCCACTGCCAGCGTTATTCGGGAGGGGGCCACCGCCACGGAAGTCGAAATAGCCGTATCCGCTGAGTGTCCAGCAAATAACATTAGTGCTGGCGTTCCAGAGAATATCGACGGTCATGCCAGAGCAATCGTAGGAGATCTGCTCAATGGCTACCCTGGCACAAGACCTTCCCGTGCCGGATTCCGTACTGAGGGCGGAGACATCGACCTTGGCGACAGCAGCTTCACCGCTACCATCGGAGATGTTGGTGAACTTCATAACCGCGATGCGGTCGCCGTCTTGGATCGTTTGGGACGTTACTGCGTCAGCCATCTCATTCTCCCCACGAGGACAGGGCTTCTAGCCCCGCTCGCTATAGGAGATAACGGTTACCCATCCATCTGAATGGGTAACCTTATCTCAATTGATCACATTAGGACAGCGATGCGGTCGTCACATATTCGATAATGAACGTGAACGACCCCGCAGTAGTAGCATCTGCGGTATTCGTGATGTTGCAGTAAACTGTCCGTTCGGAACCAGTATACACGACCGACACGGGAGCACTAGTGGTACTCTCGGTTCCAGTCACCAACGTGAGCTTTACGACATTGCCCACCACAACTGTCGTGCCACCATCTAGAATCTGATCCGTGATCGCCGCAACAATCTGGGCACCGGAGCTTGATGTTCCAACCTCAAACCCGATGTCTCCCGTTCCGATAACCGGAGCCGTGATACAGACAATGGAGATGTTGGTGATGACGGTGTTGGCTGGCTGGGTAAACTCACCGATAGCTGGACTATCGCCTGCCGTGGTGTTGACCGTAACGCCNGAAGCGTGCCCAACACCCCCTCCCAAAACGACTCTGGTGGTATAAGCACCAGTTGAACTGCTCTTATCAACGGATTGGAATCCGTTTTCCGACCGTACTGGACCTGAAAAAGTTGTGTTAGCCATTATTTCTCCCTGTCGTGGCTAGTGTCTACCGTTTATCGGTAGTCAGGAAAAAAGAAAGGGGCAGGAACAGTCCAAACATAGAACTGTCCCCACCCCCTACTCATTATGCTCCGGGTGAACCCCAGATCCCAAGTGGATCGGAAACACCGAAGCTGTACCGCTCGCGAGCCTTGTAGCGAACATTTCCGGTATCGAAATCACCGTCCATGCTCGTTTCAAGTGCCACACGATTGAAATGCTTCATGCCGTTCGGGACATCGGTGAGCAGGAACCACGCATCCGTATCAGTAAGGAAGTGATTCACAACTGTTCCACCCGGAACAACACCCATCGAACGCACCGCGTTGATGTCGTTNTCCGCCGTCGCGGGACGAAGCTCAGATTTCATTACCCGTGTCGCCACGAACTGCAAGTCGGGCGGGATAACGAGCGTCTGGGGACGAGCAGCGATCATCAGACCACGCTCATCGGTCCATTTGCCAATCTGGATTACAGCAGCCTCAAGAGAAGTCTCGTTGAGGTCAACGGCAGTCGCTGGGCGGTTGGAGTTCTTGCCACCGGAAACAAGCGGGTGACCGTCACCACCAGTTACGCCATCGCTAGATGCCGTGAAAAGATTTACACCATCGCCGCCCTGATAAGCGTTGGTAAACCCGTTGTTCAACGGAACAACAGCCTTAACCTGCTTGGTGTGGGCCATGGCGCGAGCCAAAGCCTTGGTGTAACGAGCCGACAGGGAGTCATAGAGGTTGTCCTCCATGGCCTCTTCCGTGATGGCAAAACCCATCGCAATCGTTTCATGGTTGTACCTAGCCGTGAACGATTCCTGTGCGGCATCGTAAGAAATCGCAGACCCCTCGTCCTTCACCGGGGCAGCGTCGAAGCCCGAGAGCTTCACTTCTTCTTCAAAGGACCGATCTGAACTTTCTGTCTCGTAGATTTCAGAATGCTCATCGTTATAGCGAGCATACTCCATCCCGAAAAGCGCATTCAAGCCCGGAAGCAGTTCCTTCAGAAGTTGTGCTCGTGAAATAGCCATTGGTCAGTCTCCTATACGCCAGTAGCGTTCAAATAGGAATGGTTAGAAGCTGACCCGCTAGACGCAGCGTTGAACTTCACGATTACATCAGGATATGTGTCACTTGCCGTAGTGCCTTTCGGCGGCAAGCTAGATGGGCCATCGACAAAATCAATAATGCGAAGAGGCAGCGTGTTCGTTGTTGCTGGGGTGCTACCGTCAAGCGCATTCTTGGACTTACCGAAAGTAGTATTGCCAGCCGTGACGACCACAGACGCATTAAGACCGCGATCTGTAGTGTTTAGTGCCTCGTCAGACTGCATTTGAAATACCACAAAGGGATCGTCCAGCACATACGCCATCGCATCAGTGGCCGCATTAGATGCAGGCCAGTAATTAGAAAATGTCTTTTGGTTGGTCGTCGGGTCCGTGTAAGAGCAACCCAAAAAGATTCCGACTGCGGTCAACGCGGTAGTACCAGTATCCTTCGCGATGGTACCATCTGCCGCGACCTTACAAAAATCACCATTTGAAATCTGGGTACCATAAGTGGTGATAATCGGAAGATTTCTAGTTTTGCTTGTAAACGAACCAGAGGAACTAAGAGTTCCAATCGGCCTGGCCCCATACGGTGTTGCCGTAGTAGCCATGATATTTCTTCCTACATTGTTAGTGGGGAAACCTCAGCGTCCGCTACCGCCAAAGGTCACACGAGTTTTACGATCAGGCGGGAGAACAGGCATCCGAGGATCGCTTTCCCGCATATAGCTGTTATCGACGGCTTGCATCTGTGAGGCAGCGTGTCTCTCATAATACTCACGTCTCTTACTCACGCTTTCCTCAGATTGTTTGCAGAGCAATAGCCCGCCAAGTTCGATCCCCCCCTTCTCCCTCCACTCCGATTTATGATCGCTCATAATCTTGAGTTCTGGATGGTCTTCAGCTTTGACAGGTTCCCATCCTTCACGAAATTTCTTGGAAACATTCGTGTTGTCGGGATTGCCAACCATAGATGTCCGTATCCATCTGAACACCCAACCATCTTGAGGATCGGGATCTGGAAGAACCGATGCAGGTTCCCATGGAATATCACGAGCCTCACTTTCACGAGTCTCTATCTTCCTGGGCTTCCTGGGAGCGCGTTTGTCAGCCATCAGACCATCTCCTTGATTAGCTGTGCTGCATACTGCTGTGGCGTTATACCCAGGCGTTTCGCGAGTTTGACCTGAGTCTGCGTCAACGTGACCCTATGCGATGGCGCACCGCTATTTCTAGATGCTGGCGCAACCACGGGATTTGCCTTGCGGCGAGATGCAGTATCAACGACGACGACGTTGTTGGATTGCGTCGAGCTGCTACCGAAGTGCGTAGGAAAAACTTCTTTCATACGATTATCTATCAATTTATAATACTCATCAGAATCTGGGTCAATACCCTCTTCTCCTACCAGCCTTTCATGTACACCATATGCAAAACTTGTCATTTCCCTGTCCTGACCGAACCATTCATTCGATTCCTGCCAAGATACGGCCCTAGCATCGGGTTCTGGCATCGGCTCAGGCATATATTGCTGGGGAGCCTGGTCCGCCAATGCCTGATCCTGGGCAAGTACGTTACGCTTCCAATTATCAATAATTTTCTGCGAAACGGACGGTGCATAGGCTTGAGCGAGTTGCGCGTTGGTCAAATCCTTCTGCGTTTTCGCAATTTCTCCCGCATCACCGGCTTCATGCGCCTGTTTGAAGGCTTCTTCAGCAATAGCGAGCGTAGCACTAGCACGATGCTTGGCCTGAGTCGTTAAAGCCGTCTGGGAATCTTGAACAAGCTGCACAAGACGCTGATTTTCGGTTTGTAGGCCCTGCGTATAGTAAATAGCCTCATTTGCAAGCTTATCAGAGGCTTCTTTGGCTCTACGCTCCTCGTGATACTCCCATTTTAGCTTTTTAATGCGTTTTTGGGCACGATTTCCCAATTGTGCAAGCTCTTGGTCGGTCGCGGTACCATCATCTTGCGATGTTTCGGTCGGAGGAGCCCTCTGGTCCTCTTCCGGGCGGTCGTCTACGACCTCAACATCCAATTCTTCCGATTGAGGGACGTCGATGGTGGTTCTAACGCCTAAAAACTTGTCTTCTTCGCTCATCCTGCCGATTTCGTCAGCCATTATGCTCTTTCCACTCCCCTGGGATCTTCTACGACCGCTTCGACGGTATCATCGTTGATTAAACGGAATTCTTTGCCATGAATTTTGATTCTGGTACCGCTAAACGCTCGAAAAATGACCCAATCTCCTACCTGACAGTACGGTCCACTAGGAAATCGGGCATAATTTTGGTAAGCATCCAGCCCCATGCTCATAACCCAGCCCACAACGGTCGCAATGGACTCTTCATGTCGCGAATCTTCGGATCTTATGATCCCCCCATCGGTCATTTCATCAATTTCAGGGAGCGCGATCAACAATTTGTAGCCCTGAGGCTCCGGTAACTGAGATGCGAAACTGAGAGTTTCCTTATTTTTCTCAATTTCGGATGCGATATCCTCGTCTACAACAGATTCCGCAGAAGAAATATCGGTCATTTTTGCCATATACTAAGACTCCATAAGTTTTGTCTCTATATCAATAACCTCACGTTCTACCCACGCCAAGCCCTCTATTGTACCACATATCTTTCGATATTCTTCCATATTCTTCGCACCACCTATCGTGAGATGATCCGCTAATTCATTCATTTGGTTTCTGATCTTCTTTTTAAGCAACGATAAAACAGACTCAGGCATCCTCCTTCTTCTTACCTCCCCTCAAGTCCTCGTCCGTATCCTTGGCTAAATCACGACCGAGCTTAAATCCTGCCAACTGCGTTTCTATATCTACTTTCTGCTGGCCAGCCTGAGTCTTGGCGATCAATTCCTGTTCATCCAACGCCAACCCCGCAGCCGCCACGCGCTCCTTACTCGCCAACTTCTCGTGCTCCAATTCAAGTTCTGCCGCATCCTGTTGCTGGCTGGCAGCGAGTTTCTGCTCCGCAAGCTGCTGGCTGGCAGCGAGTTTCTGCTCCGCAAGCTGCTGGCTGGCAGTATCCTGCTGCTGACCAGCCGCAAGCTTCTGTTGTTCAAGCTGCTGCCTGGCAGCATCGGCTTGTTGCTTTCTCTGGGCTTCCTGTTCCTGGATGGCGAGTTCGCGTTCGCGCTGTTGTACGATTGGATCCTGCTGCTGTTTAGCCTGTTGCTCTGCCTGGGCCTTCTGCTGTTTCTTGCCCAACATCTGATCGGAAGCATCGGCAACCAGAACGCTCAACCTTCTCTCCACGTTTTCCGGCAGCTTCTCATTAGCCGGTGGTAGCGGAACACCAAGTTCCTCTTCGATCTGTCTACGGAAGATGAATGCCAGGTGTTCACGAATATGAGCGTCCATGGCACCACTGAGTGCCTGACCATTCGGACTATTCTGTACCTGCTGGGCAATATCCGGGTCGTTCTTAATCGCCATATGAACACGCATATGTGCGTCATGGTCCTGATATTCAAACGCCTTAACGGGAGCCTGAATAAGTATGTCCTGGTTCTCGCTGACAGGATCCTTCGGTAGCACGTCGTCCTTGTCCGGGACAACCTTGTCGGCGTTGGGAATGCCGATAAGCTCCATCATCTGCCTATGCAGAAGCGGCATATCATATAGATCGGGGGACTGAGCTGCCAATTGCAACGCAGCCTGATACTGCATGATTCGTTGTGCCATGCTGGATGCATTGGGATCCGACACAGGAACGACATCAATGCGATCATCGAAATCCTCTACCTTGATNCCCTCGCCCTCATCCGTCTCATACGGATATGCCGGATCCGTGTAGTCACGAATAATCGTGGCCAGGATTTTGTATTCCTGCCTGAGACTCGCATGGATCCGTGCCTGGATTGCGGATTGCACCTTCATCGCCCGCTCCATAATCGCGAGCGTAGTACCGACCGGAGCCTCCTGGTTCATATCCGCTACTTTGAGATCAGCCATTGACGCAAAGCGCCTGCCCTCCTCCACGATATTACCCAATAGCTGGTAAAGGACCGAAGAAGGTTCCTTATAAGGAAGGAAGGTGATGTTGTCCCTGATAACACCACCAGGGACATCAACGTCCCTGAATTCTCCCGGCATGATCGGCGTGTCGTCACCCTTGATTCTGAGTCCACGAGTCTTCAGCCCTCCCGGCAAATTGGAAAGAGTCCCTGCGTCTACAAGCTGGCGCAGCAGGCTAGTCGCTGATTTCGCGAGCCCACCGATCATGTGGATCAGGCCGAGATTATAGAAGCCTATGCCAGGCACGTACCCGTAATGCACAAAATGCTGTTTCTTCGCTTTCTTGTCGTCGCCTTCTAGCCAATTCCTGTAAATAGACAGGATGGTGGCGCTGCTTTTGTCGATAGTGATGACATAGGGAAGTGCCACGCCATCCGGGTCCTCGAAACCGGGCAAATCAAGATCGACGTGCATCTCCAGAAGCTGATGCCGCTCCTCACTTTCATAGGAGGGACTGACACCACCGATATCGTTATATTTTTTCGTGATCGGATTCTCTTCGATATGTGATGTCGCCAACTCCACGTCACGATAGAATCCGCTGACCTGAAGCTTCTTCACCTGATTCGTGCTTCGCGCCATTACATGGGTATAACGCTCCGCGTGCGCTAAGTCCGCCTCGTTATACGCAACAACAAAATCTTCGGCTGGCACGAACATCGAAGCCGGTCTGCCCAACGACGGATCGAAGTAGATCTTGCGGAACGCGGACCCGGCAAGCGGCAGGCTGAACAAAAGCTTCTCGGTTTCCGAACGATATTCGGTCATCACCTCCAGA